CATTTTCTTTCCTTTCGTTGTGTAGCCCTTCCTGGCTACATTTATAGTATATCACCCCCTACCGACTAAACCAAGCCAATAGAGGGTGATATTTGCTACATTTATTTATTGAATAAGTTAACCTGCAAAGAAGCCACAGATAAAATTAGATTTTTTTGAGACTTATAGTCTATTCCACCTGAGCCTTCGCTATTCAAAATCCACTCAGCAACACTCGCTATGCATTTCCTGTGAACGTTATCCGCGCCAGATGTTTTACCGTAAAAATCGCAGCTAGAAATCTCAGAAAGAATCGTTGTCGCCCTATCCGACAGATCGTAATTGACCCATCCATAATGCGACATATCCAGATAGTCCAGAAGCTTTATAGTGTCGTCAATCCCATTCTTGTGCGGTGCACGCCACGCATATTTCATGATATTTCCTAGATAAAATGGAAGCTCATGAATGAAATCAGTTAGCTTGTGTCCGTCGATTTCTTGGTAGTTGTTAGACAATTGGTCGTCTCCCAGCAGCTAGTAGACCCTGATTCCTTGCGATGCGCTCGCGCCGCGCTTGCACCCATACTTCGTAGTACCGTTTAGTTAGCTCAGTGCTGCGATACTCGTTAGGGTCTGTTATTCGCTCTTCCTTATACTTGCGTTTCTCCTGCCTCTTGCGGCAAATTGAGCAGTCTGGATTTATTTCCGACATGTCAATTCCACACCCTTTACATTTAGGTGGTTCTGGTGCTTTATATCGTATGTCGCCTACGATTTTCCATTTGCGGTGCCGGTTGTTGCACTGCGTGCACCCCTTTGTTCTTTCCTCACGCGGGCACCCGCATGTACCGCAGTGGGTTGTGTATTCTTTTCCAGCCATTTTAGATTACCGCCGTTGCTACTAGTTTGAATTGGTGAAATTTCTTGACGTGCGCATCAGATGCTTGCACGATCCCTTGGTGCGTGTTCATAGGTTTCATGGTTCCGCACACGCTGCAATCTGCATACCATTTACCGTCATGCTTCCGAGACTTTACCTTGGCTTCATGGGTTATGCCGATCATGAAAACATTGAAGACTAGACAGAAGTCTTGTATAGCCTGTGCTGTGCTTGCGTCTCGCAGCTTCCCGGTTGCGCCCAGTAAATCTTCTGTTGTTATCACTGTTAGCTTGCGCGTGCGTTCATTTGCTGCGAGCTTCTTAGGTAGCGAGAATTTCTTGCGTATAGCACCTGGCTTGAGTGCCTTTAGCGTACGCGAGTGTCCTTGCTCATTGAAGAACATTTCGTCAATGTCTTTTGCTACCAGGTAGCTTTTCCCGTCTAAGGCTGTGATTACTCGCAGTGTTTTTCCTGTGAACCTGTTTTGGAGTAGGTATCCTACTGTCATTTTTTCTTTTCCTTTCCTATATCTCTAGTGTATCACCCCCTACCAATTAAACCAAGCTGGGAGGGGGTGAAATATATCACTAAATATCCCTAATGTTCGACCATTCATATACATCTTGCGGGTCAAAAAGCCGATCATTGCCAGAAGTCCTAAACGGCTTCAACTTACCAGATGCGCAAGCCTTACGCACACCGTTCGGAGTCATTTCCTCCATCTCTGCAACCTCTCGGACAGTCAATAGAGTGCTAATAATATTCTCCGGATTATCAGGCGAAATCATTTCACGAATGCGGTCAACCTCGTCATGCAGGTCTTCAAGGTGCCCAATATTCTTATCCGTGAGTTCATCAGCAAGCAGCTGAATATTCTTGAGTGCTACACGCAAATCTTGCAGATCGGACATTATTTCTTCCTTTCGTATGGGCTGAAAAATATTTCAAGCCTCGGGTTTTCTCTGTCTATTCCTCCGTGGTGGAGGTGTGCGCCATCCAGATACTCGAATGAGTCATCTGGAAGCATCCCCGCATCTATCATCCCGTCTATGATGGCTTTGGCTGTTGGGTAGTAATTACCAGGGTCGTACCGACCGGCGCGTGGACGGTAAATATACACATTACATGTGACTGGTGGCTCCAAGGGTGGTGAGTCTTTCACTGCCTCATACCCTGCCTGTCGCCAGTATTTGGACGATTTCTGTCTAGTGCGCCAATGCTCAGACATTAGCTTATTTATCGACAGCAGCGGATGGCTATCCGGTATCTCAATGACTACTTTCATTAGGATACTTTGCGCGTGCCTACCTCGTAATCCTCGACTGTGCAAAATTCCTCACCAACATAGGCGCGGTACACAGCCACCTCGGTTAGGGCTAGTTCATGCCCGTCTGGTACAAGCTCAGCTAATTCTTTGGCTAGATACTTCTCTAGGGACTTGATAATTTCCTGGTGCCCATCGATAATCTGCTGCCAGTACCGCGACGAATCGAACACGGTGCCGTCTTCGACCTGCACTCGCGCAAGCCCATTCTTTATGAAGCTTTCGGTGGCTTCTACTACCTTTTTGCCGCTCTCGGAATCTTTTACAAAGGGCATGTCTTCCAGTAGTTCTACCCATGCGGCTTTTTTGTCCTGGCGGTAGGTTAGGCTGATTGCGCCTTCGAGTGTTTCGCTCATTTTCTTCTTTCCTCTCGTTCGATACCTCAAGTGTATCATGCAATACCAGTAATGCAAAGCTGATTTTGCATGAGGTGCATCACATATTCTCTAGTGCTCGCATCTGCCTATCACGCTCACGCTCCACCACGCCACGACGCATAGAACCTGTCTCTGTCTTGCCAAAGCTACGCACAAGCGCCCGCAACTCAGGCGGCGGCGGAACGGATTCAATCTCACGCGGCGCACACGGGGCACTCAAGACACGCAAATCAACCTCACTGCGCACAAACTCAGGTACAGCAGCATATGCTCGCTTCCATGACTCATACACGCGTACAGCAGCCTCGTAATCCTGCTTATCCTCAATTTCAAGAGACTTGAATTTGGCTGCGAGGCGCGAGCACCTTCCAAGCGCACCGTCAATCTCGGCCTTCATTTCCTGCCAGGTCTCCAAAATATCCCCAGGCTGGAGTATGGATATGCGCCGTGTTGAATAAAGCCTCTTTTGCACCTCGCGGGCGTACTTGTCTGGCACCTCCGCGCAAATCTCTGCCCACACCATAAGGATTTCATCGGGCAGTGGCTTTAGGCGCTGATCTAGCCCGGCGGCGATCATGTAGAGCGCTCGCATTGTATTTAGCTCCATTGGGTAATTTCCTTTCGATTTTCTTCAAAGCGCTGTGCGGCGATTTGCGGGGCGCTTTTTAGGGCGGATAGGTCGTAACCCATTTGAGCCGCTTTTTGCTCCCATTCGGTCACCTGTGGCTTCCGAGAGGGGAATACTGCCGCTAGGTCGTCCTCCCATCCGCGACGATTGAGCCAGGTGGACGGGTGAGGAACATATTTCAGCTCTGTGCCGCTCTGTGCGAATGCTGCTGCGTATGCCCGCATGCCCTCGATAGCCTCGAATGACTCACCACGTCGCTCTACAGCCCTCCAGGCGCGCTCTGCCGCCTTTTTTCCTACCCGCCTGGGAACCAGTGCCCAAAACGTATCAAAATCGCTTAGAGGGGCGTCCTGAGGCTTCTGGGGGGTATTAACGTTGGATACCTGGACTGCTTCGCCAGCTTTTCGCCAATGCTGACGAGTATCAGGCTTGATTTTCAAGATCGCCTCAGTTTCGAGTTCATCACAATCAGTGAGCGCGCCAGCGCGTAACGTCTCTGTGGCGCAAGCCACATCATCCCCATGGGGGACTATAGGGGGTAAATTAGTATTATTAATAACTTTAGTATTAAGAGGAGTATGCAGCGAAACCGTCGATGGTTCAACCGCTGTCGGTAAACCTGACAACGGCTCACTATGTGAGACACTTGGGAGCTTCGCAACCATGGTCGAAGAACCAAATTTGCCGCCCTCGCGAGACTGCGAAATTTCCAGATACCCTAGCTCTTGCAATTCATCGATTAGAGATTTCACTCCCATGCGCCCCATACGTGATGCTTCGATCAATTCTTGGCGCGAGAGTGAGTATCCAGGCTTCTGCGCAACGATGAACGCCATAAGCCCGCGCGCACCCCATGAAAGCCTTGAATCGCGCAGGATTTGGTTTGGTACCATGGTGAAAGAGTGTTGGTAGTCGAAATGGTGTATAATATCCACTGGGACATCCTTTCTGTTTCTTATTTTCCTTTCCGGAATTGCCTCCGAGGCTTTCGCCTCGGGGGCTTTTTCGTTATCCAGTATACCACTCAAGTGCAGGAAGATACACCTGATGTATATGTGACAATAAACACACAAAATCAGCTTGCGCTTCGACCCATGTAATGCCATGATTAAATACATGAAATACATTCTGATTCACGCCGACACATTCGAGCACCTAGCGCAAAAGCTCACTAAGGTATTCCGCCAGTACGGCAAATACTGCTCATGCGCAACCGCCAAAAAAGTTGCCGAAAAGTACACCACAATCGCAGGAAACGGCATCCACGCTAAACAGCGAGGCTATGCACGAGCAATGAAATTCATCCTACACACCTCACTCGACAACCTAATCGCTGATCTGCGCTACGAAATCGCACAGCAGAAAGTAGTGAGATTCGATGCGTAAAATCAGCCTACAACCCACAGTAAGCAAAGATGGTACTGTCGAGGTAAAGCCTGCTAACACAACAGGCCTAACCTTTGAAGAGCATACACGCCTAGAAAACGCACTGAAAGAGCTAACATTCCTCAAGTCATACTCTAGCCGCCTAACCATCCGTCTAGCTTCATGGGATGCCATGGAAGCCGCATTTGAGGACTGTATAGTACGAGTCGTACCAGACGGAAAACAGCCCGCAGAAAAATACGCAGACATCCAATTCTCAATCGAGGCGAAAGATGAGTAATAAAAACATTCTCCACCACGTAATAACCGTAAAAGTCATAGGCAACACCGCCGCGCTAGACACATCCCGCCTATCGCAGGCAGCATTCAAAAACTCATACGCGCACTACTCGGCAATCACGCAGGTGCTCGACGAGTACGATATGCCGCGCACCTCAAAGATCGTATGGCGCACACAGCAAGTAGAAGACCTCATAAATATTGCGCTTAAGCGATACGGAATACAGGTACAACGCTCTAAAACAAGGCTAGAGTTGGTAAACAGAAACAGGCATGACATAATTATCCACCTGGTTCTAGAAGAGCGAGACAATGGGCAATAAACATGAGCCGCCTTATCTGCTATTCCGCTTCGATCACAAAGAGCTTGTAGTACTCTACAGGCGTAAGCAAGATGAAGATAGGCTCATATACACAATCCGTAGGTTAGCTAGTGGTGCTGTTGAAATATTCACTCGACGAGGCGACATGAAAAACAAGCCTATAGCAGCAGCAACGTTTGAACTTCCGGAGGAAAACATAGCGAATGCTATAGTTACAATGACGGATGCCAGTAAATATGTTGATATTCTAAGCGTATTGCCTTGGGAGGCTGATGTCATTGAGGGCTTTCCTGCTGATGTAGATGCACTAATTCGGGAGCGCATTCCTAGATACTATAACTAAATATGACATATATCACCCTCTATCAGCTTGGTTTAGTCGGTAGGGGGTGATACGCTAGAAGTACAAGGAAAGGAAAAGGAAATGGGAAAAGCAATCATCACCGCAATAATCATTAGCGCAGTAGTCATTGCAGCCTCAGTAATCGTATGCACCCCGACCCTGAGCATTATGGAGTTCGACGCAGAACAAATGGCATACGGAATCTTCGCAATGGCAGCCGCCGCACTAGCCGCCCGCGAATACGTCGCATGGAACACCCGAAAGGAAAAGAAATAATGGCAATTCCGCAAAGGGAAGCTCAGGCAACGGATACGTGGCTAACACCACGAAGGATTCTTGACCCACTAGGTGAGTTTGACCTAGATCCAGCATCCCCAATCGAGAATAGAGACTGGGTAGGCGCAAAGAAAACATACACAGAGCTAGAAGATGGTCTTGTGCAGCGCTGGGATGGGCGTGTATGGCTGAACCCTCCATATGGGAGAGGGATAGACAAATGGATGCAGAAAATGGCAGAACATGCTAAAAACGGCGGCGCCGGAATAGCATTCATATTCGCACGAACAGACACAAGCTACTGGCACGAGCACATATTCCCAGTAGCAAAAGGAGCATTATTCCTAGCAGGCAGGACAAAATTTTTTGACTCAAGCGGAGTAGAAGGAAAACACGCCGCACCAGCCCCATCAGTGCTTATCGCATACACTTACTCAGACCTAGACATACTAGAAAAATCAGGGCTAAACGGAAAGGTAGTAAAATTCTAATTAATAAAGACAGCTACCTATCGCTTATTCAAAGAATAGTAGACAAAGAAGCGCCACAATCTAAAATAATTAGATACGACGTAGAAGTTGGCAAGATTGGCACATTTGCAAAAGTTCAAGCTATTGACGAAAACAATATTGCTACTACGTTTTCTTGCCTACTTTACAAAAACAATTACAGAATCTTAAAAATAATAAGAAGGAGTCTATAAAAATGAAAATCAGCGAATACTGCTACAACCTACTCGTAGGAATGTGCATGCTACTGTTTATCGGCTTCACGATCGCCGCAATATTCGGAAACTACTTCGCAGCACTGCCCGCGATCATGTTCTTCGTAATCCTAAAACTCACACTCTAGAAAGGCACACTCATGAAAATCACCAAAAATATTGCAACATTCGGCTGGGTAATGCTCGGGCTATCAGCATTCCTGTTATGCGTAAACATCCTATCCGCGATGATCGGAGAAACCCTCTATGCAGACATGGCATACGTAGCAGGATGCGCCATTATCGGCATTACCTTGCTCGTACCGCACGCACTATCTGCCTATATGCAATACAAATCACACCGAATCGAGTACCAAGACGTAAAATTAGCTGATATACTGGATTAGTACCAAGTAAACAAAACTATCTATAATGGATTCAGGTATTGTTTTCTGGTTTCCGGACGAAACAAAATTATCCCCCGCACCTAAATCATGTGGCAGGTGCGGGGGATAATTCCATACTTAGCGGGCTACAGAATCACTCGGAAACTGATCCGGATTTTCGTCAACCCAACCAACGCGCGGGTCATAAATCTGCCCCGGTGCGCCACCCTCAGGTGCGCCTTCCTCACCGTAGCGGTACTGGCGGCCACCGAGAGCTTCCTTCTCCCACTGCTCACGCATAGAGTCAGCAGGGTTCGGTTTCACCTCGGACACATGCTCAGGCGCAGGATCACCGACAACACCGCGAGAGATAGCTTCCAACGCTTCGTAGAAATCAACAGCCCCTACCGCCTTGGAAACAGCTTCACTAACGTGCGAATCAACAGCATCAGACACGATACCCTCAGTATGAGCCTTTTCCCCAACAGCGTTGCGACCAAAGAAATACGCAGTAGCTCCAAGAATAAGGGTAGAAATAGCCGCCTGGACTTCACCAGGCAGCTCAATACCAAAGCGGCCAGCGATAAAGACTAGGATAGTCATCACAGCGCCAACCATAGCAACACCCATAGTCGCGGTCTTAGTTACGTTTCCTGCGTAACGTTCATTACTCATTTATTTTTTCTCCTTAGTTAGGGAAGTTACGGTACATAGCCTGCGCGTCCTGATCGAACTCAGTCTTACGCGCATCGCCCTGGGCTTCATCAGTGTAGCCGAAAATCTTACGCAAACCAGCGGCAAAAGAGCCATCAGTCATGCGGTGCGGGATACCCACACGGAATTGATTAAACAGCACCTTCACCATGCGCACACCAGCCCATGTGTTTTGGTCGATCTCTCGCACAGCTTCGGCTAGGGTGCGTCCACCAAATTCAGGTCGCTTAGTGTTGAAAACAACTTCTTCTAGTTCTTGCTTGGTTGCCATATCAAACCAATCTTTCTGAGAGCCACCGCTCCCGTTGTAGTATGCCATTGCTCGGCGTGTCATCTCGCCCTTGCTCCACGTGCCAGAGCATTCGGTAGGGAACCAATCCCGATGTTCAGTCAGCGGGATAATACGCCCCTGCTCACGCCAAATGTCAGCGATACGCTCAGCCACAGTATTTATATCACCCTCGCTCATACGCGGGTTACATTCCAGTGTAATACTCTGAGCATTACCCTTAGCGTTACCGTTAGCCCACGCCGCAGCAGAATGATCGACAATGCATCCAACGATATCGTCAGAGATAACCTCATGAGCACTCGTACCAACAGTAGGTGAGTCACAGAAGAACGCCATGACCTGCTCCCAGGTCTGCCCCCACTCAGGCTTACCCCACCAGTGTAATGTGATGTTCGTGATAACACGCGGGTACCCAAATGTTGACTGGACAAGATAGTTAGGTGTGAAATTCTTAGCATCACGGTTAGTCACATATTTATAAGCCACTACTAACCTCCTCTCTTAGCGGCACGCACAACCGGCAAAACACCAGTATGCGCCAACAATATATTATCAACTCGTTCACGCTCATGCCGCATCTCAACCCGCACGCCCTCAATGTGCGTGCGTAACTGAGAATGCTCTTCCACGCCATCAGAGATAGCTTTAGTCATTTCGCGCTGCTTCTCACCTTGCCGTGCTTGCTCCGCAAGAATCAGGTCTAGCCTGTCACGCACCGCATCCAAATCGTCACGCAAATTAGTTCCGTGATCGTTTTTCACCTGATGCTTAGCAATCTCAACATCCTTGCTGACTACATGCACTTTCTCGCCAACTGTGCTAACCTGCTCAGACAGCGTAGACAGCTTGTTAGTCACAGCTTTATACACATATATTCCTGTCATAGCTGATATGACGACAGCAGCAGACATTATTATTATGGCATCCACCACAGGATGCCCAGTTTTGGGTAGTTCAATGTTCACCCATACTCCCCCTTTTTTTGTCGCCTGAATTATACCGCTAAAACATGGAAATACCTGAATATAAAACTGCACCTGCGCTATATGTTTAGTGTGGGTGCAGTAGATACTCAAGGTAAGCTATGACGCATCATAAAACACGCCTGTAATCTCACCCCAAGTACCACCGTGCAGCTCAATACCAGAGCTAGACCGCAAATCGGAATAAGGGAACCACACCAGCCGCTCACGCGAACCATCAGCACGGATAACAGAGTAAACCATGATATTACCCTCATGCTTCAACTCAATACCCTTATCTCCTGGCTTAACATCCCGATTCTCGTAACCACGAGTCTCAGTATTAAGCCAACGAAGATCATACCCAGCCGTAGCGTTTATGTATTCGCGCCCGCTACCATCAGCCTTAGGTGCAGTAGAAACAGCGCGCTTCTCAATCGAGATAGCCGACCGCTCCCACGTGTCACCGCCACCATTAGTAGAAGCCTCAATCTTCGGCCCCTCACCAGTCCACGAAATGACAGCATACGAACCATCATTCACAAACATACCAGAAGGTGATACGAGAGACTGCTTCTGGATAGGCATGTTATTGGGTGCTTCCAAAGGTTCACCTGTCTTACTCGACACAGGACGCTCGTAAGACCTTGCCTTACCATCCGGCGATTTCAAACCAGGTGCCCAGAAATACTCACGCAGCACACCAGTTTTATAGTCGCCGTCCTTCCAGCCGCCATGAGTCCAAGTGAATACCCACTGGATAGGCTTCTCGCCAGGCTTAGGCGCATCCGCCACCTGATAGCTCAGCTGAGACCAATCAGAGTGCTTGTCACCCTTCACGGTGCGAACCTGGATAATACCAGACTGCCCCGCCCTAACAGTGAACACATGACCAGGCTGAGCAGGCGCAGGTGAAGACCCATCAATCGCGATCTGGTACCCAGTAGCACCAGCCACAGAATCCCAATTCACAGTCATATTATACTCGTTCGCGGTAACGCGCAGATTAGCAGGCGGAGGAACATTATCCGCACCAGCCACATGCTCACCATCACCGCCCACTTGTTCTCTTCAACCATCAGTACCGGGTACGATACCGTACAAATGGTCGCCAGCACGAACCAGAATAACCAGCCCACTAGCAGGAGCAGCACCATTCTTAGTCTGCCAAGTCACACCCTCAGGGTGAGTAACATTATTCAGCAGGAAAAACCAGGCAATATCCGTACCCTCAGGGATAGAATACGCACGATTATTCACAACCTGCACAGTCTCCAGCTGAGAAACACGCTTCTCAAAAGGCAGAACATTATTAATCCAAGCCTTCGCACGATCAGCAACCCACTCAGCCGGTGCCTTATCATACGGGTTCTGGTCTGGTTCATCCTCGCTACCATTACCAACAGCAAAAGTACGATCCGTAGCATATAGGTGCCCGATACCAGCCTTATCAGCCTTAGCGAACACCGCATCCACATTATCCTTAGTGATGCCATGCACAACATGCCAAAACCGCCACGACGGCATACCATCATAATGGCGCGGATGAATATCAGTCACCTTCGCATCAATATACTTCTGAGCGTTAGACTCATAGGTTAACGCAATGTCGCACGCATCCATCATCTCAGGGCGCGTATTCGACCCAGGGTTAATAATAACTAGTGTGTCCTGCCCAGCTATTTCCTTGATTTTCCCGTACAGGCGCTTGTAGTACGGCATGATAGCTTTCTGCTCTTCATCCCAGCCGTTCACGACCTCATCAAGGAAGATAGCAAACTTCTTCAACCCGCCATCAGTCTTGTACCATTTCACCACGTTACGAACCTGGGCAAGAATAGCTTCCTCAGTGTCTTCACGCACAGCCTCAGCAGAAACATTAAGATTCTTACGGATACGCTCAAAATACGCAGGCGTAGCAAACTCTGAGTTAGCGCCGTACCGAGTCTGCAAGTAGAACGCTACGTACTTAGCACCAGCCGCCTCAGCAAGCTTACCCTGAGTCAAGAAGTCATTATCAACCTTGTCACCCCAGTTGCCAGAAGACTTATTCAAAATGACAATGCCTAGCGTGTCACCAAACAACAGAGTCTTATCCCACTGCGACACCTTACCGGGCTGATCGCGGTTATAGTAATCAGGCCAGTAATACGTAACCATAGAAATGTTACGCTGCCCGAAACCGTGATTACGCTCACCAATATTCATGTCAGAAATAGCGCGAGCAACAACCGGGGCAACATTCTTCTCAGACTCACGCAAAATATCAGTCTTAGCGGCATCAATCTTACCGTCAATCGTCTGATCGACAGAGCTTAGTGTCTCAGACACGATACTAGTCCGCGCCTGCTCGATACCTTCACTGATTTTCGTGTCAATAGTGCCACTAACTGACTCGGTTGCGGCATGAACAATTTCACCTTTAGCCTGCGTGATACCCTCACTAATCTTCGCTGGCAGGGTGCTAGTCACAGACTCAGTAGCAGCCTGCACAATACCCGGCTTAGCCGCCTCAATCTTAGAATCAATCGCAGAGCCAGCGGTGCGGAGAATATCACCCTTAAGCACCTGCGACTTGGAGTCAAAAGCCGAATCAATCTTAGGGGTAACAACAGACTCTATCTTCCCGTCGATAGACGAATTGACAGACTGCACCACCTCGTCCTTGATAGACGCAGATTTTTCTGTAATTACAGAAGAAACCTTCGCCTCAATCGTAGGCGTGACACGCTCATCAATCTGACGGGTAATCTCGCTACCAGCCGCAGCCTGCACAGCCGAAGGAAGCTTCTCATTCAGCTGCGACTCGACCACGGTAGCCGCCTGAGACTGAATCATCCCAGGAACAGTAGCCTGAATACGCTCGTCAGCAACAGCACCAGCATGCTCACGCACACCAGACTCCACAGCAGCGGGGATAGTAGTAGACACCACAGGCGCGATAGCATCAGCCACAGCAGACGAAACGCTATCCTTAGCCGCCTGCACAGCCTCAGACTTGACCGCAGCGACCTTCTCGGTTGCTATTTGATTTGCTTCCTGCGCAGCAGCAGACCGAATCTCAGACTTCGCCTCAGTTACCTTCTCAACAGCCACCTGCTCAGCAGCCGCACGAGCAGACGCAAGCGGGAGACCCGTAAGCGCCCCGCTCTCGTCAGCAATAACCAGGCGGTTCAAACCGCTAATAGCCATAATTAGACCTCCTCAATACGGGCAGTGCCGTCACCATTATCAACAACGCGGTAGTCACGCGGCGACCCTCCGCCGCCCTGCTCAACATTCCGCACATTACCGCGACGGTAAGGTGCCGCGAAAATCTCAGCAATGTCCAATGCATCCCCAGCCTGCAAAGTAAACACAACCGGGTCACGCGGGATCACCCCACCATCAGTATAAAGACGCGCGTGAGCCTCCCACGACCACCAAGCAGGGGCATCCTGCCCACCATCAGGCGCAAGCAGACGAATATCACGCTCACCCTCATACGACAGATACCCGCTAGAATCCAGCTCAGCCGTCACCTCCACAGGAAGCGAAGTAGCCGACCCCGACACCACAAGGCTAGTAGGACGAAAAATAATCTTTCCACGCAGCGGGCGAGCATTCCTGCCAACAGGTGCAGCAGGATTCAAAAACCTACCGCGCACAGTCGCATAACCCATACACTAACTCCATTCTTTAGAAGACACGGCATGTTAGCCGCGTCTGATTATCAGCTGGCACATGACTAACACCAGTAATAATGACATTCAGGTTGCCACCGCTAGGCAGTTCAACAGTATACGTCTCACCAATTTTAATATCCGGACGGAAAAAAATGGTAAGACTCGGAATCTGAATACGAGAACGCGCCATAGTAGCAATATCCTCAGCAATCTTAATAGCAATCTGCGGAGTATTGCCCCAAACACCAACATCTAATTCGAGAGCAGGAATAGAAAGAGGGATAGTAAGCTGGTCGTAATGTGCCGTGTTCCTATTCCCGCTAAAATCGACCTTCAAGCCGCCACGAATAATAGGTGTAGGCTTACCTGCCAGATCCTCCATCATGCCGTGCGCCTCACGTTGAGTAGGGAAACGCGCCTCAATAACAGAGCCAGGCTGCAAATTCTTCTCGCGCAGAATGAACTGGAACGGGTTCACGCCATCGACATACTGCTCAAACTGTGCTTCAGTAGCGCCAGCAGGCCACATGTATTCACCAACAGACCCGTGGTACATTTTGTGCATTGCCGCGTCATGCTGCGGGTCAGCACCAGTATTAGGGACACTGTTTATCGTAAACAAATAGAAGAAGTCATAATTTAGCTGCGTATCAGTCTCGAACCAGTCCTCTGTATCTGCAGGGGAGAACCAGGTCTCACGCGACTCATTAGGTGCAAGCTGTCCACCAGGGCCTTGCCACAACACGACTGGCGCATCATTACCCCTAATACCCATACGCGAAAACTGCGGAACATTGTACGATACGTTCACCACAGACGCTATCTTAGATGAATCTTGCGTAACATCAGCAGAAATAATCTCATCCGCATCAATACGCATTCTAGGTTTGTTTTTTATCTCCCTAGGGACATTAATAAAATTCAGATACCCGTCAGCATCATGCCACATCATACACGAGAAATATTCCGCGACTTCCTGCAAAACCTCCCGTGCAACACGACCGCGAACAGACCTGAAAAAATTCAGTGATAGCGAATGCATAGGCGGAGCAACACGCGCCATAACCCTATCCTGAAACGGCAAATCACCATTCAACAGAAGCACATCAGAAATATGCCCACCAGGCGCAGCGAAAACCTCTACAGCATAAAGGTTACCACCGTCACGCAACCTGGTATCAGGCAGCGTACCGGTAGCATACTCGCCATTCTCTTGGTCTACACGCCAACGGTTACCCTCAATTTTCAGTTCAAAACGCGCACCAGGTTGCAGCTTCATGCTCTTCTCGACAGTATCCAGGGCGATAGACCCGTCCTTGAGGATACCGAAACGCACCGCGTCCTTATCATTACCGCGCTCACAATAAATATTGATCCACGCTTCATTAGACCTATTCCTGCTATTCTTCCCACGCAGAATTAGCGGGCGACCCTTAGAATACGTCTTATTATGCCCATTCGCTGTCTCATATGTAGCGTGCCCCTGATGCAGGTATGAGGTGCCCTCATTGAAATCATAGTAAAATATAGGCTGCGACTGATCGCCCCACTTACTACCACCAGACGCGCCGATTAGCTGCCCGTGCCCGCGCCGCCAGTTACACATGTAGCTACCCTGCAACGGGGCATACAGGAGAACCTGTTTATTGTCCTCGTTAGGCAGCTTCGAGCGTGCAGCAGGCGAATACCCGCACTGCTCCAAAATATCCCAAACAAAATATGTCAGAGACACACCAGGATAGAAACGAATATTATCAGTACGGCGGCGACCAGGCATAATGTACGACAGCGGCAACACGTCAACAACCTTCGACAACTTATCCGCATAGTCTATACATTCAGTCACCAGGCCGCCAGTGTTTGAGTCGATACGGTTCAGGGATACGGTACCGGTAAACACTTTACTGTAGTACTGTTTAGGGCTGGATGCTGGCGACTTGTGCAGAAAAATCTCTACCTTATCACCCAAATAAGGGATACTAAATTTATCAGCAAAATCAGGGCGATCAGCCGAAGCAGACATGCTAACAAAATCAGGTGTCGCACCCATAGGCAAATCCCACGTAATAGTAGCACCCGAGTTAGAGAAACCATCATTAGTGGCGAGTCGACCCGCCGCATCTTTAGAGGCAGACTGGCTGATAGTCACCTCATGCATACCCTTATCGACGCCGTCAATCCTTACGGATGCGTTGATAACAGTCACACCATGTTTGGCTATCTCAGCCTCTGTTTTTATAACCTGTGGTGGTGGAAAATCAGACCTCATTACACAACCTTTTCCCTACCTGCTCCGACTTCAATAAACTTGCACTGATACTCATAAATAGGTGGCATACCAGTCATACCGCGAAGCTTCTGCGAAGACAACTCGGTTAGCGCAACATTCTGAATACACCTGCCAGGTGTCCACGCCTTCATCTCCCTACCAGTAGTCAGGCTTGGGTATCCAAGTTCGCCTTCTATTGCGGTAACGGAAAAGCTGATCGGGTTAGCGTCAAGAGTAAACCAGATTGCCTTGCGCGTTGGAAATAAGCCATCATTCGAGCCACGCGAAAGAGTGTAGGTTATAGTCTTGGCTCCAGCAATATCTATCGCAATATTTATAGTAGCACCAGGCGATAGCACGGCACTGAAGTTATACTCTTGTCTACCGAAAGGCAATGGCTGGTTATTCACTATATGTACATTTTTAGTTACCGAATATAAATCGCGGTAGAAAATAGATCGGTCATACTCATCAACGTCGCCACCAGAAAGTGTAGCCCCGCCATTAACAGCAGCAGGCAGCATCATAGAGTCACGCTCAGTCAGCAGGTTCTCAACCTGAGACCCTGCCGGAAAAATAGTCAAAGGATAATACGTACTCAAATTGTGCACATTATAAGCAGCGTTCATGAGCATCATTTCGACTTTCTCACGATCTTTACCTGCAACACGGAATGTAGCCGAGAAATCTTTTAGCGCCTGAGGGCGACCATAGAAAGAAAACCTACGCGCACCAGTAGCAGACTGCTGCACCTGGCGGTTAGCGAAAGAGTAGTTCACCTGCTCTGTAGAGCCGCCTCGTACCTGCATAAAGGAGGCTTGCTGTCCAATCATCATAGGGTACGAACTCAAGGTTTTTACCTCCGTGCCTGCAAAGTTGTTGAACGCATCGTGCCGTAGAACTGTCGCCCATCAATATTCACCATAGGCCGCCAATTCGACAGCGCATCGACTATCTGATTATACAGGTCAGGCGCTTGTGTAGGTGCCACAAACTCGCGCCGACCTGACACAGCCCCGCCAGCAGAGAAGCCCCTGACAAAATCGCCCGAATTGATACGCTCCAGAAGCCCCCGGTGCCTACGGGTGGCATCAGCATTCACAATAAACTCACCAGAACGCACCATGAGCGGCGAACCAGCATCAGTAACAGCAGGCACATTATCAGTCCACCGAGACAGCGGCTCACGCCCAGGGATAACACCGCCAGATGCAAAGCCTTGTACCATACCGCCGTGTGCATGTGGCGCACGCCACTTAAAAGAACTTCTGCCTGCTGGTGCGTCAAATGAGTCACTCACTACACGTAGATGTGTTGTTTTCGTGCTCGGAATCTGCGCTAAATTAGAGCGGTAGCTATTCACATTAGAATTAGCTTGCCCAGTATACGCGTATGCCGTGGTACTAGTCCACCCAGGGACACGGTTAGCATTATTAATAACACCGTTCAACGCACTTGTTGCCTGATTCGTATTAGCATGAGCATTAATATTTATATCCCCACCCGCAGCATCACTAGCCTCACGCAAATACTTCAGCTTACCAGTAGCCGCATCCACACCAAACACCTGCGTACCAATAACAACCTCGCGTGGCATCCGCTCAATATCATTATTCAACGAAGTCATAACACGTGCAGCCGTAGTATCCGCCCAAGTATTAATATCCACACGATCTGGGATAGCGTAAATCGAATGAATAAGCTGTTCCGCCTCATCAGAGGTCAAGCCCATCTGCAACGCAGACTGACGTAGCGTATCAATCACACCATGAATATGCGCTTTAACAGCCTCATAGTCGCCGCCCTGGCGGGCAACAGCAGACGAAGCCTGAATACCTTCCTGCGCCATCTTAGCAAAAGCATCATTCAGCTTCTGCCCAGCCTTCGTAGTCTGATCGAAAGTTTTCGTCTGCCCATCATACGCAGCAGAGTTCTTCTGGATAGCCTCAGACAAATCATCCATGGACTTGTAATAGTCAGCCATGCTCTTAGTCGAGTCAGCAAACCCACCCGCGAGCATCTTCAAACCCTTATCAAGGTCTTCAACCGCCGAACCAGCGCCCTCAACCCACTTAGCCATCTCCTGAGCTTCACCAGAAAGCCCCTGCATCGCGGCAGAACCTTCATCGAGCGAGTTCTTCTGAACCTCCAGCTTGTGCTGTAATTCCTCATGGGCGCGCGCAGCCTCTTGCAGCTTCGGAGGCATGTTACCCATCATGGCCTGATATTTCTCTTCATCAGTAAGAGACACGCCAAGCTGGGTTGCGTACTCTTCCACAGCTTTTTGCAGCTCAGGGAATTTCTGCCTGTACTCGTCAACAGATAGACCAGCCTTTCCAGTCTCAGAGGCGAGGCGGTTTGTCTGCTCGACTATCTCACGGAATGTTGTGGTGGCCTGATCGCGGTTTGTCTTGTACAAGTTGCCTAGAGACTCGTCAAGGTTCTTTGTAGTGTCATTCACGAGGTCTACTGATGTTTTCCAGCCGAGCATCTGCGCGCCGCTCTGCTGCATGGACTCCCACCAGTTTTCATTAGATGCTTTGACCTTCAGCAACGCATCAGACATGGAGTTTATCTTAGGTACCTCAGCCATAAAGAAATTCGACTTTTGACCTGACAAATTGATGTACGCGGAGTTTATGTCACCTAGTCCACTACCAGCATTAGCTAGAGAGTTAGTGAACGAGTCAACACTTGAAATGTTCAGGTCGTGCTGTGTTGCAGCACCGAGCAGACCGATAGCGTTTGCTGCGATACCAGCAGCAGCGGCAACCTTACCAATACCCTTACCTAGTCGACCCAACTTTGACTCTGACCGCTCCGCATGCTCGCCGATCTCCCCAACAGCCGCAGCAGTTGCACGCACACCACCCGCGGCCTCAGCACCACGAATAGTAGCCAGAGTCGCTCGGATAGTCTGGAAAGATGTAATCAGCTTCGCACCAGCAGCAACAGCCAACAGCGCGGCACCTGATATACCAATAAAGCCAAGGTTTACAGCCATAATAGGTGCAGGAACTTTAGAGAGTACATCAATGAAGGATGTAGCCATTTGTACAACGCCACGGAAAAATGTAGAGAACCCGCCAGACGATCCAAGGATTAGCGAATCTATCGCGCCGCCCAGCTTCTCAATGTCGCCTGCTAGGTTGTCCTGCTGGATAGCAGCCGTAGACGCAGCGTAGCCAGCGTCATTAGTCTTCTCAATCCAGCCCTGGATACCTTCCTGGCCTTGAGTGTAGAGAACGTTAGCTGCACGCACAGCATCAGACCCGAAAATGGTAGCGAGCGCAGCGTCACGCTGGGCAGGGGTAAGGTTCTGTAGACCGCGTTTCAAATCGCCAGCGACAGCGGTAATACCCTTGAACTTGCCCTCAGCATTGTACAGTGAGATGCCGTACTCAGCCATAAGCCCAGCCGCTTCCTTGGAGGGGTTTTGTAGCTTTTGCAGCATGACCTTGAACGAGGTACCCGCATCCGAGCCTACCAGACCAGCAGACGCGAACGCCGCCAGTGTGCCCGTAGTTTCCTCAATGGAAAGACCAGTCTGTGCAGCAACAAGACCAGACTGTTTCAAGGCGTACCCAAGGTCGCCAACACTACCCTGCGCTTTACCAGCGCCAGCCGCTAGAAGGTCGGCAACATGCCCAATATCCGAGCCTTTCAAACCGAATTGCGTCATAGCGGTAGCCGCAAGCTCCGCAGCCTCACCAACCTCAATATTACCTGCAGCCGCGAGCGCCAAAGCACCATCAAGACCACCAGAGAGAATGTCCTTAGTCTCGACACCTGCTTTAGCCAGCTCTTCAATGCCATTAGCCGCCTCAGAGCCAGAGTACTTAGTATCCGCACCAGCCTTCATAGCAGCCGTGCGCAGCTTCTCCATATTCCCGGCAGTCTCATGCGTAGCCGCCTGCACCTGCGACATAGCCTTATCGAAATCGGCGTACTGCTTCACAGCATAACCAAAACCAGCCGTCAACGCGGCACCACCAAGCGCAGCGCCCGTCGCTATATGATCCAGCGCTTCACGGTTTGACAGGATGTTTTTTGCTAGCGTACGCGCCTCATTACTCAAATCACGGAAATACCCGCCAACAGACGACACCATAGCCCTACCACGATCCGCCATAGCCCCAAACGCGCCAGCCACCGAATCCTTAGCACTAGAAAAAGCAGAACGAATACCAGTCGTAAACTGGTTATACATTACGGCAGAGCCAAAATTAGAGTTCTTGAACGCATTGCCGGCCGCAGACGCAGCAGAAGACACACTCGACTTCACAGCCGACGCATAATCACGCCAACCAACACTAGCGGTACGTGATGCGTTCTGCATTACACCGGTAATACTGCCCGCGCTTGCTTTTGCGGCTTCTGCGGCTTCGCGGTATGCGGCTTTTTCTGCTCGTGTCATGCCGCTTATTACGCCTACGCGTTCGCGTGCTGCTGTTGATGCGGCGGCTGCGGCTGCGCGTCCTGCTTCGCGTGCGGCTGCGGCGGCTGATTGGGCGGAGCCTTTGGTTGCTTCGGCTTGTGCTGCTTTGGCTGCATTGGCTGTTGCTTTGGCTGTTTCGCGTGCTGCCTGGTTGGCTGCGTTGCGTGCACTGTTGGCGGCGGCGGTCACACCGGCGACAAAGTTCTTGGTGTCTGCCCGTAGCTGGATAGTTACGGTTTGTGCAGCGTTTGATTTGCCGCCGCGTGATCCGCCTGTTCGTGCCATGCTAGTTCTCCTGCTCTTCCTCAGCTAGTTGTTGCTGCCATTCTAGTAGGTCTAGGTACGCTGGGTCTTCTGTAGCGTCGTAAGGCTCTGGAACAAGAATATCGCCTGGGCGGGGCTTGTAGTCTTCCCGCTGCGTAATTTGCTCGACAGCTTCTTTCGCCTTACATGTGTACGTTTCGACCTCGAATTGTGTGTGTCCTTCGCGGCATTTTTTGCGTGGGTTGCCGCATTCGTGGCATAGTTCTGCTTGGTAGATTTCCCATCCCAAGGCGGCGGTCATGTCGCGGTCTGTCCAGTCGCGGGTACTGTCACCTAGTAGCATTGCTGATGGCGGTTTGCCCCAACGGGCGGCTGCACGCATTACGAGTACAGCCGCCGCGTTTTCTTCTTCAATTAGGCTATCGGCGACGAAATCGGGGCGACACCTCTAAGGTTGCTTCGGCTGCGCGAGCTTCACCATAAGTCGATAGGCATTTGACGAATTGCCCGCCCAAGGTGTCCGCGAGCTTCAGCCACTGAGACGCGGCGAGTGACTGCCCCTCAAGGGTGGCAGTTAGCTGGAATACGCGCGCCCACCAAGTCAAATCCTCGGTGTCTACTTCATCTTTGCCCGTGTCTTTCTTCCAGTCCGCATTGATTTCTTTCAGCTCAGCATCGTTGAGGACGCGTGTACGGAAAGTAGCAGTCTTAGCGTTAGCAGTAATTTCTTCTACCTGCTCATACAGTGCGGCAAGCTCACCTTCCAGCGACTCGGAGGCGACAGTCTCCATGTCGTCTCTCTCACCCTCGGAACGCAACGCTTCTAGCTTTTCGATCTGCTCTTCTACTTCTGCGAGGCCTGCCATATCATCAGGATTCAACAGCAGCAGGGTCTCGCGGTGAAGCTTGTACTGGTCTGCACCAGACAGCCACTCGGAGAGGTTGAAAGTGTTTTCAGTAGTGTTCTTAGCCATTAGGTTTTCTCCCTCATCTGGTGGTGTGATGGGTAAAAAATATTGGGTGTCTCCCCCAACCACCATAGGGGAGACACCCAACATTGTATCACTCACTCACTCAAGACACATTACTATGCTACCACAGAAATAAACTCGCGGAAACCAGTAACCTGGCACTTGTGAATGGTACGGATATAACCAGAGGTACGGTCAGCTGCTTCATTGACGGGGTGGGGCTGGTCGAATGAGCATGCGTAGATGCTGATTTCGTCGCCTTCCGCGAACGGCTCGTAGTACGGCTTGTTGGTGTGGCGGGTAACAACATATGCTTCGGTGCCCTTGTTCTTGAGCATCTGGAAAATCTTGTCACGCATAGGGTCGAACTTACCGCCGTTAGCGCCTTCCTGAAAGTAACGGAAGATAGCAAGCTCAACCTCAGCATTGGACTGACCCCAAGCCTTAGCATTTGTGTCTTCACAGACCGCAGCCATGCCGTCAATGGTTTCAGAGTCAGTAGACCCGATCTTGGTTTGAGACTTGATAGCTGCACACGAAATATCGAGTGCGGTAGTAGCATTCAGTTCAGCTATCTTGGGCTTGTCCATAGAGACAACACCGCCCATAGGGATAAGCATAAGCTTTAATTTGGCACCCGCGTAGGTGCGTCCCGGCGAAGAATCAGCCATTTTTAGTCCTCCTCAGACTCGACAGTGTAGGTGTATTCTATTGGCTCTGCTGGTTCCTGCTCGCGCTGTGACGGCGGAACCTCAAAACCAAATAGCTCAATGTAGCTTGCTGGCACATACGCGAGACGCTTAGTCTCAGGGTGCACTAGCCACATAAAATTATCCATCATTACCCCCTAGGTATGGTAATAGTGTAGGTCAATGGGGTGTACAGGCGTGCAGGCGTGACCTCTGAGTCTGTTAGCATGACCTGCCCTTGTGCTTGCGCCCAGTCAAGATTTGCGTAGCTGTCACCCATGATTTTTGTAGTTGCGAGCCGGTCACGCACAGTATCAGTGAGAGCGTACAGCTCGTGCGTGGTCTGTGCCACACAGGTAACAGTGAAGTCAACTGTCAACGAATCATTGTCAGGTGTGCCACACAAACCGACCATGTCCTCATACCCTGCACCTACGCCCATGAAGATAGCCACATACGGTTTAATATGGTTCGGCAGGTACTCAGGGACAGACTCAGGCACAAAACCCTGGAAAACAGACACATTCTCGATACCAGTTAGTGCATGCTCGATAGCCTCAGCAAGATCAATCGTGATACTCACAGCTCTACCCCCTCAACAATCGCAGCAACCATATCATCCATGGTCGCATCAATCGCAGGGCGTAGATGTGCACGTGGTGCCATCTTAGACGTACCAAATTCCACGTATGCGGCGTATGGTGCGGCAGAGATAACGTCAGCTGCGTTCTTGCCAGCCTTGGCGGCTGTGATGTTTGAGCGCAGGTACCCTGTGCGTACTGGTGCGCGGCGTTTCGCTTCGTCCCGCAGTATCTTACCGGCAGCGAGTACCTGAGGGGAGAAATCGTGTGCCGCCGCAACCTGAAAGGTAACAGCCAGCTTTGTCATTTCTTCCCAGTCCTGCTGCATCATTTCGCGCCTGCTTTCTGGTTCTGCATCTCACCACAGATAAGGTCGATAGACCCAAGCAGCGAGCCAGCCATGATCTGCTTAACAGTGAACCGCTTACCATGCATGCCAGGAATATTAGACGCTGTGACAACGAGCACGTGATTACGTAAGCCGCCCTGTAACTCCCACATACGCAACGGCATCTGCACCAGATAATCACGTGTAGCCGCGTCCTGCACACTACCAGTCACGTTATCTGCGTAACGGTTAAGCTCCTGGATACGGCAAGTCACATCCGTAAACACGCGCTTCTCAACCACACCCGCAAGCGGTGCCTTAATGTTCACAGCAGCTGGCGCGAGCACATCAACCATAGCCGTCATACCCTGCTCAATAACAGGTGCCAAACGTAGCGACCAGTCACGCGGCACTACACGCTGCTTAGAAGTATAGCGAGCCATAGCGGCACTCCCCCATCGGCTCGAACCAAGCACCAAGCATCGGGTCGCCCTCATCATGAATACGGGTAGCTTCAGCATCCAGTGCGTCGGCCTGCGCCCGCAACTCAGCAGCCACGGCGACACCATCAACAGATAAATCCTGTGTCGTAATTTTCTTGGACAGCAGGTTTTCATCTGTTGCCATTCGCCGCAGCAGGCGGGCTGCGACACGACGCACAACAACAGCCGCGACACTAGCAGGCTCCAGAGACGCTAGAAGCTCTATGTCCCTGTCAGAGAAGATAGTCTCATGATCGTGCACCTGCTTATCGTCGCTTGGTAAATCGTTTACCAGTAGGCGGATCGTGTAAATATCTTCTGCTGTCAGAGACATAGAGCTTACCTTCCTAGTATAGCTTACTTGGTTCCGTCAGATGCGTAAGCTGCATGTGCAAAGACAGCAGCAGCGCCGGTGACGTGGCGACCGCGGTAAGCAATAGTATCATCAGAGAAGCCGCCTTCACGCGCATCAATGCTTGCACCGGTAACAGAGATACCAGTGTTATTGCTGATACGCAGGTCAGGGGTTTCATGCCCAACCAGGGTTGCGCGCTGGATAGCAGGATTAGCGGAACCAGCAGCAGGCAGAAGGAACCAGGTAGTGTTCTTCTTAGTAACAGCCGGGTTCAGCTGTGCGAGCTGAGGCACAACCGCAATATCGATGTTGGACGAAAGGAAGTTAGCCGAAACAGTCTCAGAGTTACCGGACTTGGTGCGGATTTCCTTAGCACCCAGAATCTCGCGAGCCTGAACAGCCAGAGCAGACGGAACCACCAGTACCATGCGCTCAACGTCGATAGCGGAACCATGCACGCCGTCACGACCAGACACAGCAGCGTATGCTGCCTTCAAGTTCTCAAGCGATAGCGCCTTAGTGTCAGCCACGGACGCGCCAGAGAAGAATGCCTGATTAATGCCCTGCGCATCGAACAAGGTAGAGAACACTACCTTATCTTCCAGCTTTGCTGCACCAGCAGCTAGGCGCTTAGGAATCTGGGTTAACTTATCCCAGTTTTTGTTTACAACGTCTTCCCATGTGAAGGGGAACACCCTACCATACTTGTCATTCTTGATCTGCACGGTTCCAGGCAGCAGGTCAGCAGCCTTGTACTCTTCCGCTTCATTGACATGCATATAGTCAATGTCACCTGCTAGGGTAGCCAGCGGGGTAGGATTAAAGGACGACAGGCGCGTGGTCTGTGCTACCTTCTGCCACTGGGTTTCGTAGCCACGGTACAAGTCCAAGACTTCGTACTCGAAAGCGCGTCCAAGCAAAGCAGGAAAATCACTAGTAGTAAGCGCTTCCTGCAAACGAGCCTGTGCAGTGTACCCGCCACGGATGCCATCGCGGAGGATGGTGGCGGCTTCTGCTACGCGCTGGGTTGCACCAGTGTCGCGCAGCTTTTCATAATTAAGAAATTCACTCATTATTTGGTTCCTTCTTGGTTTAGTCGAATGCTACGCCTACGGGTGCAACCTCGACGGTTGCGCCAGCGGATGCAGAGGTTTGGAGTGCGACTCCCCAGATTTTGCCTGCGCCAGTGGTGAGTACGCCGTCGGTACCGAGCTTGACGATTGTGCCAGCCTGCACGGTTTCTTTCACTGGCAGACGGTATGACCCGTTGCGCCAGATGGTGACTTTCTGCCCCTGCTCTGCGGTAGTCATTGCGACACCTGCGATAGCGCCAATGCGGACGGGTGCACCGGATACGTACTTTTTGTCGGCAATGAGCGCGATGTGTTCGCCTTTGCCGTAGGATACGTTGATAGCCATTGTTTATAGCCCCTTCATGATCGAAAGAATGTCATCAACAGTTGCAGACTTGGATTCCTGCACGTGCGCCCCCATGCCGTACACAGGCGACTGTGCGCTCTTTGCTGCGAGTACTTCGCGTAGGGATTCCTGCACACGGGTCTCGAACTCATCCTTGCTCAGTGACGCTGCGGACTCTACAAGCATCTTGCGAGCCATGGGCGCGTCCACGTTGCGGAATGCTTCAGCTACGACAGCCTCAGCATCCTTCTTAGCACTCTCAGCTTCGAGTTCTTCGACCTTGGCTTTCAGCTCGTCACGCTCAGCCTTCAGGTCTTCAACTTGCTTCTTCAAATCGGCAACTTCTGGTGACTCAGCCTTAGGCGCATCCTGCACAGGTGCGGGTGTGGGCTTAGCCACGGGTACGTCAATAGCTTCAACAATGTTCGCCATGCCGTCCACCTCTCTACTAGATTCCAGGACGGCAGTAATTTTTCCGCCGCGCCCCGGCTTCGTAACAAAATCGACGGAATCGACCTGGGTAATCTCCTGGATCACACGGTCTTTTCCAGGCGCTATTATACCAGACGCATTTATAGACACACCTATATATGGTGCACGCTCACGGATAAAATCCCTGTACTCAGGGAAAATCTTCGCACGCCCCACCAGTGCGCCCGAATCATCAATCACGGGGCGACCGTCAATCACACCGGCAAGCTCCCGAATATCACCCTCAGGACGAGACGCACGCTCAGACCCTGTCGCATGGTTCATATACATGTGTACAGGCGAATCCCAGATAGGCGACTCTGCAAGCTTCTTAATAGTCTCGGGCGGGTACTCACCAGAAGACCCCTTACCCGGCGTAATGATAGTCACAGCCACAAGGGAACCGGTCGGCTCCCCCTCAGCCTCAATCAAATGCACACTCGACACTATTTCCTCCTAGCTAAAATGTCAGACAAATTACGCTGCGTCCAATACATGGAACCATCATACCAGCGGGCACGCCTCGACAAATCAGACCACGCAATAGAACCATCAGCCAGACCACGCACAACCTTCATACCCTGAGGCGACGAAGCGACACCAGCTATAGCTTCTACCTGTGAATCGAAATCGAGTGAGTCAAACCACTCCCTACCCGAGTTACGAGCGGTAATGTCAGGATACTGACTTAGAAGCGGTGCCATTACGCAACGGCAGTTTGGGTGTGAGTGTAGTGTACCTGTCATGTGTTTTTCTCCGTGGTGCATGATGCATGATCGGCATGTGTTTTTGTCGAGTTGTGCGACCCATTGCCAGCCTTCGGTTTGGATGTTTTGGGTGAGTGTTTGGGTGGTGTGTCGTGTGGCTTGTTGGGTGGCTAGGTTTATGCCTAGTGTGATGGCGGTGGCTATTTGTGTGATTTTGGTTTTTAGGCTAGTTATGTTGATTTTTTCTGGTTTGGGTGGTGGTGTGGGTTGTGGGAGTGTTTGGGTTGTGTAGTTTTGGAGGTGGTGGTGTGTGGTGGCGGTGGCTTGCTGTGCGGCTTGTTCTGCTGCTTGGTTGGTTTGGTGTTGGATGGTGGCTAGGGTTGCGGCGTAGGTGGCGAGTGCGGTGCGTTCTTGGCGGCGGCGTGTGTGTCGTGGTGTGAGTGTGTCTAGTGCGGTGATGGCGGCGAGTGTGGTGGTTAGGTTTTGGTGGTTTTTGTGTGCGGCGATGATGAGTGGTTGTGCGGCTTGGTTTTCTATTTGGGTGAGGTCGTCTTGTAGGTTTTGTGCGTATTCTTCTGGGGTCATTTGATTTCTCCTGCGTATGCGGCGCGGATGAGTGCGTCGCCGGTGGTTTCGGTGGTGCGGTGGATGTTTCCGTCTGCGTCGCGGAGCTGGTTGATTTTTTCGTCTGGGTCTGTGATGCCTAGGGCACGCATTGCGAGTAGTGCGGTTTGGTCGAGTGGGAGTACGCCGAGTTGGTCTGCTGTGGTTATTGCGTCTAGCTGTGCTTGGGTGGGTTCGGGTGTGATGTCGTCCCAGTGGAATGTGATAGTGCGGGGTGCTTCTGTGGGGAGGTTGCCTAGCGCTATTTGGGTGTTGATTATGTGGTTGATGATGGCGCGGTAGGTTTCTTCCCAGGTGCGCCGGCGTGCTTCGATTTCGAGTTGCAGGGGTCGGTCGAGTGTTTCGGCTACTGCGCGCGCTCCTGTCTGTCCGGGATCGGCGAGCAGCATGGTTACGGGTACGCCTAGTGCGGCGGCGACCATTGCGGCGAGTGGTTTGCCTGATTCTGCGTCGATGGTTGCGCCTGTGTTTGGTATGGTTGTGATTTCTGCGTCTACTATGCCTATTGCGCCTGGCTGTGTGGCTGCGGCGGCTTGCTGTATTGCGCGGCGTGCTTCTTGTACGGCGCGTGATGTTTTGCCTGTGATGCGGTGGCTTATTTTGCTTATCGCGCGCATCAATCGCGCCCAGTCTTGCAGGTAGTTTTTGTATGCGCTTATCCAGGGTGAGGCTGCGAATAGATCGGGTGTGCCTAGTAGTGACATGGGTATGCGGTTTACGGCGTGGTGGTAGATGGGTGTGTTCCAGTCCACAGGCACGCCGTCTACCTCCGCGTAACTGCTCGCTGGCTGGTACCCTAGTGCGGGGTGCCAGGTCTTGACTGTGCGCCCGTCTTGCCAGTGGGAGCGTAGGTATAGCGCTGGGCGGGCGCTGTCTTCCTGCATTGGCAGGATTTTCTCGATATGTTCGATGCCTTCGGTGCGTGCTACGGTGCGACCTGTAGCGGGGTCGGAGAATAGCAGAAAAAATATGTTTCCGTCTGCGGCTTCCTGCACGCCGAGTGCTTGGTGTGCACTGTGTCCGGTAAGGGAGATGCGGTTATCTGGATCGTCTAGAAAATCTTGGATAATCTCATTTACGCCGGATTCTTCCTCACAGGTGATACCTACCCCAGACCCAAACACGTAGGATGCGCGGATGCTCACGCCGCGCTTGCCTAGTGGGTCTGCAACGGCGAGCACACGGCAGGTCTCAGCAATATTCTGGATTCCTGATAGGGAGAATTCTGTTTCTGCTGCGGCTGCGATGGAGCGCCATTCTGTGTTTTGTGCCCAAGCCTGTTCTAGATCGGCGATTGATTCCTGTAGGTCTCGGGTGGCTTCTTGCAGCTCGCGGCGCTCGCGGCGCGCACTGAAAATACTCATTAGTATGCGTATCCTATCTCATAGTCAGATTCGGTATAGTCTTGCACATCATCATACCCGCCGTATATCGGGTGGTGGAAGATTTGGTTTAGCGCCTGTGTCATAGCATCCACAGTATCATCGTGTGCACCAGATGGGAATTGCCGCATCTCTGTTATCAGCTCTTCCACATTCGGCAGTAGAGCCGGCGACGGAAATAGCACATTTTTCGCATGAATATACGCAGTAACAGCGTTAGCGCGCACAACCTTACCGCCCTCAGGGTTCACAGGAATAATCCCAGGCACACGTGACCGCAGCGAGTCAATCACAGCGGGACCATTCGCCTTGTCTTCCACATATTTGATTGTTGCCTGTGGGTATTTCGCTGCCATAGCTTCTATGGCTTCGCATGTGCGGGTGAAATTCATCCTCTCACGCACCATGTATACTAGGTATGCCGTGTTTCCCTCTGCGTACCATGTTTGTCCCACAGCGTAGTCAGACCCTGTAGTGTCTTTGAAGGTCAAGTCCCAAGATTGTACAAGTATTCCGCCATTTGATATGCCTGGGAATGTGCGTGACCCGTCTGCATTTTCTATCCAGATAGGCGACGTATAGCGCGCTAGGTCATCAGACTTAGGAAATGTTCCGCCCTCATCAGGTGCAGGCGTGCCCTGATATAACGCTGCCCATGCCTGCGGGTTAGCGTCTCGCTTACGCTTTTCCCAGTTTTCACGTGACCTACCGCGGGCGCTAATCATGAATTCTCCTGGCTCGCGCCCAAGAATATCTGTCTCACCGTATTCTGGCCTATGGTCTGCCTGCGCGGGGATGCGTATGTACTCCCATTCGCCGGGCTGATTAGCCATCACCTGACCCGCTAGATCGTTTTCATGCCAGCGGGTAAGAATCATAATCACGGGTGCACCGGGGGCTAGACGGGTAGATGCGGTTGATGTCCACCAAGACCAAGCGCGACGCTGGTAAGCCTCTGAGCGCGCGTCTTCCATGCCACGCACAGGGTCATCAATAATCAGCACGTCAGCAGGTTTACCGGTCATTGAGCCGCCTACACCAGTGCAGAATAGCGAGCCAGAATGTCCTCGTATATGCCAGTAGTGCGCTGCCGATGAGTCAGCCGCAAGCTCTATTTGCATTTTGTCGCCATGCTCGCGAATGTCATTGCGGATAGTGCGCCCCCAGTCAGACGCAATAGCAGCCTGATATGAGGCGATAATCACACGCTTATCAGGGTCTTTAGATAAAACCCACTCTGTAAATCTGCGTGTGGCGCGCTGGGATTTACCTTCCTGTGGTGGCATAGAAATAATTAACCTTGCATCAGGTGTGTTGTAGGCGCGCACAAGCGCCGCGTCAATAACATCAAGTGCGGGGGTCTGAACATTTTTAGGGTCTAAATCTGCTGCAAGCTCACCGGGGGTAGCCCATGATACGGTGCGTGGGGCTACGGCACGCGCCAATTCCGAGTAGAATATTTTACCCCTCCTGCGCTTCCAGTGCGTGCAGTTCAATAGCGAGCGTATTACGTACAGCATTTTCCTGCTCGCTAGTCAGCCCGGCAGACGCTATAGCACGCGAAATGGCAGCAGAAATAGCAGATACCTTAGCTGCCTCAATCTGCATTATCTTACCTGCAATATCATGTTTCATAGCCATATCAAGGAACTTGGCTGTGCGATCCATAGCCTCGCCGTAAAGCTGCACGGCAGCACGGATTTGCAGCGAACCCTCTTCTGTGAAGTGCTCAATATTATGATTTAGCTCATTCACCATACGTCCGAGAATATCCTTGAAATGGATAGCCTCAGTAGTTAGGCGCTGTAACTCAATAAGCGGGTCAGTAACACGCGACTCGATAGGAACATCAACAGCCAGTTCGCCTACCTTGCGGCGAACTTTCTCTTGCACAACGTAACGTGCGTAATTCAGTTTCGCGGCTTTTTTTATCTGCGGAGCCGACCCGCCATGCTTGCGGCATACGACAGTCCCTTTAACTGCGTAACTACCACAGGGTCTGCCAGTCCTACGGCTAACCGCAGTACATTTCATACCCTGATACCATTGCTTTTTATCAGACATAACGTAACCTCCATGCATATTATACATGGAGGTTACAAGCGGTTATTAATCTAACTCAAACTGTATTTTTGCCATCTCAATAGCTGCGCGGTAGATTTTTCCGTGAATATTATCACCATGAGTTTTTTCAACAGCTGATAGAAATTCGTCAATACTGCCAGTGAAACAACCCCGTGTTACCCTAACTCCAATTTTATAATCTGAATGGATTGTAAGGCACCCTCGCTCTCTTCCAATATCAAGAATAGTAATCATTGATTTTTGTCCAGACACCCGTGCGTCACCAGACACCCGTGCGTTACCAGACACCCGTGCGTTACCAGACACCCAAGCATCACCAGACATAGACAGGTTTTCTACTTTCTCAATATACCCGCCAATATCCCCAGCTTTAAAAAATTTGGAATCTTTTAACGCCTTAACCCTATGAAGCTTATTGTCCCCAATAGTGATCGTGTCTTCTTTAATCAGTTCGTACTTACGCTCGTTCTTCACGGTTTCCTGTTCCATTTTCTTTCCTTTCGTTGTGTAGCCCTTCCTGGCTACATTTATAGTATATCA